AAGTAGTACAGAATTTTCTCTTCCTGGGCAACATGTCCCACTTCAATCACATATTTATACTAGAAGAGTTGTGATTAGTACCTAGCCATATGGGAGTGATAGATGGCCACCTTCGCAAATACACTTAACCCGACTCCGTTTTCATTTTTTGATTCTGATACAGAGTATCAATCTGAAGCCGATGCAATGGTGACTTTTGTCAAGCGAAAGCTGGGCGATGATATTTTAAGTGTTGAGCTGACAAAGAAACAGATCTGGGCTTGTTTTGAGGAATCATTCTGTCATTATGGCGCTGTTATTAATGAGCATCAAGCGAAGTCTCAGTTGGCAAATCTTTTGGGTGCTTCCACTGGAAGTATTTTATCTGGATCAGAACAGAAATTTCCACGCGAGAATTTTGAGTTTATGCTTCGAAGAGCAGAACCGTACGCTATGGACGCAGGGTTGGGAGGTTCGTATAACACACTGTCAGGTTCAATTGACTTAATCAAGAACCAACAAGATTACGATCTTTATTCAGATCTTAAGAATGCAGCTGGGACTGCTCTTTTTGAAACTCAAGCAACCGGCGCAAAATCAAAAATGAAAATATTGGAGGTGTTTCATTCTTCACCCCACTCAGCATATCGATTTTTTGACACAACGAGTGCTATAAACTATCTCAATAATGAGTTCTCATTTGAGTCATTTACACCGGAGACAATCTTTTATGTGCTACCAGTATATGAAGATGTGCTCCGCGGAGGCATGATGAGCATGTCCTCTAGAGTGAGAAGAAGTAATTATTCATATAAGGTCCATGGAACGAAAGTTAGAATTTATCCCGCACCAACGGGAGATCCCGTTAAACCTACAAAATTGTGGGTGAGAATCGGTCTCTCCCCGGATCCCATGAATCCAGCGTATACAGACGATACGATTTATGGTGTGAGCAATCTATCAAACGTGCCATATGGAAATTTGATTTTTTCTCGTATCAACAGCATTGGAAGACAGTGGGTAAGACAGTATACATTGGCCCTAAGTAAAGAATTACTAGGACTCATTAGATCAAAATTTGCGACTGTTCCTATTCCTGGATCAGATCTGACATTGAATGGATCTGACTTGATAACTCAGGGCCGAGAAGACCAGACAAATCTCAAGACCAGGCTGGTTGAGATGCTAGCAGAATTGACTTATAGTGCTATGTTAGAGGATGAGGCCTCTGCTGCAGAAAATCTCACAAGAATCTTAAAAATGATCCCGATTCCTAACGGAAGAGCGATCATTATGGGGTAGGAGATTTAAATGGCTCGTTTATTCATAACACCCAGAGAGATTGACTTCATCAGTGATCTAACAAAAGAGATCACTAAAGACGTCATAGGGCAAAAGATTTTTTACTATAAGATACGTGAGGACTTGACTGACGTACATGATATCTACGAGGAAGCTCCGGAAAAAGTATTTGATCAGCCGATTGAGATTGAGGCATTAGTTGAGTGGCAGCCAGAAGAAATAGTAACTAATCGTTATGGTAGCGAGGAGCTTTCAACGATTACAATTTTTCTTCATGCCCGTGACCTTTTAGATAAAGAGATTCTTGTTGAAGAGGGCGATTACTTTAGCTATGGAACGATATTTTTTGAAATAACATCTGTCATTGCTGACAAGAATATGTTTGGTCAAGTGGAGCACATAACCGGTTATAAAGTAGCGGGCAAGCAGGCCAGAGAGGGTCAAATTGATGTGAGGCCGATTGGTCCCTTAGGTGAACACATAGATGAGACTGATGCTGTGCAGAAAGAATTCGTCCAACAACGTGGCCTCGACGAAAACAAATTAGGAAAAACAGGCGATATAAGACAGCTTCAGAAGGACAAGAAATTGGAAAGTCCTATTTCCGGGCCTGCGGAAATTAAAAATGATGGAATTGGTTCTTCATTTTATGGTGACAGTTAGGGCTTTGGAGAGATAATATGTCAACTAGATTGACAAAAACAGAAACGGATCAGAATTCCATCCCAACAGGGTATGAGGGTGATAATGTTCCCGACGATTTTCAAATTCCCGCATGCACCATTGAGGATGTCGATCGAGCCCTTTTCAACCTCTTTGATAAAGATCTGCCATTGATGTTTAAGATGAAGGCTGCAACATCAAGAATTCCGGTAATATTTGCGACTGGAGAGCGGTTTGCTGTTCTTCGACGAAAAAGACCGCTAAGAGATAAAAACGGCGCTTTGATTTTACCCTTGATTTCCATTATGAGAACAGGTGTGTCTCAAGAAGCTCAAATGGGACCGGGACAGGGCGGTCCCATGATTGTGAGAAAGCGTTTGAGCGCCGGCGACAAAGACTATCAGCGTGTACTGAACAGACCTAGATTTAAGAATCAAGATGACGCGCCGTCTATTCAACACAGAATTATTACGGACGACGGTGTGCAGGACACTAGTACTCTGCCAGGGCAGGCTGCCACGAGAAGAACTGCAGATGGACCCGCGCCGCTCAAATATAGAAATGGAAATTTGCTAGAGCCTGATATTCAAAAAAATATCGTGGAGGTTGTCACGATACCTCCTGTAAAATATTATACCTCTACTTACGAGATAACATTTTGGTCGCAGTACACCCAACAAATGAACGACATGATGATGGCTATGATGAGCCTGTATCAAAACAATCATCGACGTACTTTTCGTCTCGAGACAGATAAAGGGTACTGGTTTGTAGGCTATGTAGGCGACGCGTTGAGTCCTGGAAATAATTTTGATGATTTCACAGACAATGAAAGAATCGTGAGATACAGTTTTGAGGTGACAGTCCCAGGATATATCGTCGGTGGCGAATATCCTGGCGCGCCGCCTTTCTTGAGAAAATTTGTTTCAGCTCCTGAAATTTCATTTGATTCTTCTCAGGTTGGGGCAGCTCCATATGGACAACCGGTGGGGAGCGTTCCCAGCGGCCAACCCGGTAGATATGTGCTACAGGATATTCTACCCGATGACGGATCTATACCGGGGGCATCTATCGCTGAGGGGGAACAAATTATGGGAGGACCAACAGCGACTAGAGACCCTAGAGACATAGGAAAGGAAGCGTCGCTAGGAGGCACTCCAATGACTACGATTGGCGGCTTCGCCGGGAACGCCGAGAGTGTGCAGCTAGTAAGAACTATAACAGACCCATTTACAGGCAAGAAAAAAACACAATTGTTGAAAATTAAGACCAGAAACCAGAGGAAGGGTGAGACAGTTTACCGTGAGCAGATAACTAATGATCTCGAAGCGGTAGACTAATCAAGTGTAGTGTGGAATTTTGACCCATTCCTCGATACTTATCATAGGACGACACGAGTCTAAGGAGATACAAGAATGGCTGAGCAGACTTTTCGATCACCAGGCTTCTTTGAGAAGGAGATAGATCTATCGGCGCGGCAGGCAACCCCGCTAGGCATACCCGCGGGAATTATTGGCACGTCGGTAAAAGGACCTGCATTTGTGCCTGTTACTATCGGGTCTATTACGGACTTTGAGACCAGATTCGGAACACTAGATCCGGATCGATTTGGTCCTTATGCAGTTCGAGAGTTCTTGAAGAATCGCACCGCGGTGACATACATCAGAGTTTTGGGTGCCGGTGCCAACGAAACGACATCAGATATTGAGAATACAAGAAATAAGGGGACTGTTAAGAACGCAGGCTTCTATTTGACTGCCCAGGACGTCAGCGATGGCGGTGTTCCCAAGTCTAAGGGCACTATGCAGTTTCTTGTTGCTTCTCATTCACTAGATGAGAATGCCGGTCGTGGCTTTCCGTCTTTCAACGACAATGATTCATTTTCAGCCTCATCACGATTGGGACAGAATACCAATGGTGTAAGTGTTGTTAGAGCTGTCCTTCTCACACCGACAGGATCCAGATTTGTAGTGATGGACTTCGACGAGACTTGGGTAGACAAGCATACACCCGCGGCCTCGGTATTCAATGCGAGCGCCGAACATGATATGGCTACTTTGGGCGACTTGGGATTGGGGGGAGCTACAGCTTCTAAACATTTCAAGCTAGTTCTTTCTTCTACAAGTGGGGCTGAGTTTGCTAATGACGAGTCCGCAGGTCTGAGGATCTACACAGCGTCTCTCGATCCGAATAACCAACAGTACATCGGCAAAATTCTGAATACAGACCCACATAAGTACCAAGAGCAAGAACATCTTCTTTACTTGGATTTTGCTGTTGAGTCAGAAATAGCATCAACTAGTGACTTTAACGGCGTCGCGATCCTTTCAGGATCAGCCCTCACAACAACAGACGGAGGCGATACAACTACAGCTTTTCTGGATCTCTTTGGAAAGTTTAACACGAGGTACACGACACCGACCACTCCGATGATAATATCACAACCGTTCGGTGCAAAGGAGTATCAGTTACTTCGATTTGAGACGATATCAGACGGTCAGTGGGGAAATGACAAGTTCAAGGTTTCCATCGCTAACATTAGAAAATCATCAGATCCAAACAATAAATTTGGTACTTTTGAGGTTCAGGTTCGAAGATTTAGTGATTCTGATTTAGATACAGAAATCTTGGAGAGATATCCTGAGTGCAGTTTAAATCCGAATAGTGATCGATATATCGCTAGACTAATTGGTGATAAAAAAGTCACGTATAATTTTGATGCGGATGATATCGATGAACGCT